ATGACTGCACCAGTAATTAGTTTTATCAATATGAAAGGTGGGGTTGGTAAAACAACTTTATGCGTTGGAATTGCTGAATTTTTAGCCAATCATATGGGGCGCAAGGTTCTGGTTATCGATATTGATCCTCAATTTAATGCCACTCAGTCCTTAATGGGGCATTATGATCGAGTAGAAGAATATATGACTACCCTTCGACCTAATAATCAAACCATTCGAAAGATTTTTGAGCTTCCAAATTCATTAATGGAAGATGAAAAGAAAGCGACACCAGAACAGGTCATTACTAAAGTTTCAGACAATCTTGATATTATCTTAGGTGATATAAACATTATCTTTGATACTAACCAAGAGGGTATTAGAATAAAAATGTTGCGTAAATTCATCAATGAAAATGACTTAAAAGAAAGTTACGACTATATTTTTATCGACAGCCCCCCAACAATATCATTATTTACAGACACCGCACTCCTTGCTTCTGATTATTATCTTACTCCGGTTAAAATCGATCACTACTCGGTGCTTGGGGCAAGCAGTTTAAATAGCGTCATAAGAAATATGCGCACACATCATGAGAAAGAAATCAAGCAAGTCGGTTATATTTACACAAACACTGACGCTGAAATGACCAATAAAACAAGGGAAATTAAAGAACAATTTGAGAGCCATACACAATTTACAAGCTTTTATTTCTTTGAAAATCAATTAACCTACGTGAGAGATTTAATGGTGGGTTATCAAGGAAATATTCCTTCTTGTTATTCAAAGTCGCGCCAAGATATAGAAAATATCTGTAATGAATTTATTAGCAGGGTGGCTCACTTGGAAGGTGATACAAATGAATAAGCAATTAACCAAAGCGCTTAATAAAGCTAACAATATGCCTATGGCTAAAGAAAACTTCTTAGGCCTGGTAATTATGTTGATTTTTTCAAAAGACGTTTTCAGATCAAATTTTGATGTTAGTGAATTTATTAACAAAACCTTCAAAATATCTTTTTTGAATTATGCTGTACGGTCAAGAACATTGATGTGCGCTAAAATTTGTAGACATATCAATGAGTTAAGTGAGGATGACATAAAGATGGCTTATATGCATTTCTTAAACAACATTACCACATTAAACATTAATTTTAATGATGAAAATAAATCAAGCCCAAAATCCACATCAAAAAATAAGCATGCCATAAGGAATTTAAACATATGGATTAATGCAAATAAAAAGGATGAAAAATAATGTTAGCGCAGGATCCTTTCAATATTGGAAGAGATGTAAATTACTTTAGAACGGAGGTGCAACAGCACCTCACAACCACTGATGAAATAAATAAATCAGTATCAATATTTAGGCAGGTAAGTCTTTGTAATACAATTATAAGTCACACTCCTAACCTAAATCACTCTTCTTACATAAAAGGTTTTATATATGATACCTTAAACTCTTTAATTGCCATTATAAAAAAAAGAGAACGGTATCTCCAACTAAACTTCCGCTCAATGGTGGAGCATGTGGCCAGAATAAGCCTCAATAAGAACTACAATGGTGGGGATTTTGACCAAACTGTACGTCGTAGAGACTTTGATTTCTTAAAAGCCCAACAAGTTGATGAAGGCTGGACTTATTTACATAATGTCTATATCAACGCCTGTTATTATGTTCACTCCTCACCACAAGCGAACCTAAATGTCACATCAACATTTATATCACTTATGGAGGGAGATTGTAATTCAACACAGCATAAAATGGTGAAAAAACTTCATGAGGTAGTATCGGCGCTTATGAGAATCATTATAAAATATTATCATCAGCATATCTCAAATATTTTCTTTAGAAATAAAAAGGATTTAGAGAAAATAATGGGAAAAAGCCTTTATTCATATTATACCAGCTTAGACAATTAATTCTCTCATGTTCATTATGTAGAGCATTAATAATTATCTAACCACTAAAATGTCAGAAAATCTAGTTGTATACCGCGGCGAAAGCATCTCGCGTATCATCTACCACTGCTGCTGGATGCCCTATGCCCGGCGAAATAGAGTGTTCCCCTCCCATCTTTTGCGTTGAGGTGATCCAGTACACTCATTAACTTTTAGCTACCCGGGCGCGGCGCGTTATCGTCGAACAGGTTAAGTTGGGCCACGCCCTGACTGAAGAAGTCCCCGAGCATGACACCCGCCTTATGGTGTTGGGGGGCGGAGGTTCAAACCCTCTAGTGTCGACCAATAACTCTATAAAAAGCAGCCTGTTACGGCTGGTTTTTTATGCCCATTTTCTGTATGGGATACAATCTGGAATTATCGTGGAATAACCCTCGCCACAACCACCCACTACACAGCATTATTTCAACAACTCACATAGCCGGACAATCGTCGAACTCTCCCAGCCGTACTGTTCAGGAAATGTTTGAAGAGGCTGATATGTGGCTGGTTTCAGATTAAACACGTAACTTTGTTGGCCTTTAAAATAATTACCCGCATCGCATGGTAACCATTCAATACCTACTATCGAATAATTCTCATGCGACTGCGTTGATGTCCAGCAGACCACAAAATTTGGTTTAACCCGTTGTTATCTTCTTATAAAGTTTCTTGATTGTTTTCTGCTGTGTTATTTATCAGAGACAACAACTCCTGAACCGAAGACTTCAACCCTGAAACCTCAGTTTCAAGACAGGCAATCCTATCCTTGTTTATACGATCGCGACGGGTAAGCGCCTGAATAGCCGCCAGACCATCCAAAAGCATTGGCGTTTCATCCAGACACAACAGCCCGTCGATTTTCTTGGTATACTCCCGATCAATCTTTCTGATTTGCTGTGATATAACGCCTCTTCTATAACTTCTGTCAGGCCCATCCGATAAATATGAAAAAATCTTGAATTTCATTCTATTAATATTATCCAGAGAGCCTTCAACATTAAGGTCACCTTTAATGTTTTTCATCGTTTCGTCTGATAAGGCATATACGGTCAGCCCTACCCAGTTACCCCATGTACCATTTTCTTTGCATCTGGAATAAAAACTGTTACCTCTGCCTCCAATCTGAAAAACGTAGTCATGAGGAGAACCTGAATGCGGAATGTTCAAACCCATCATTACATTACCAGTAGCTGAGTTAGTGCCGCCAGTAAATGCTCTTGCGAACATTGTGCTCCCCGAGTGACCCCAGTCAGTCATTCCCGCAGGTGCGTATAAAACACCATTAGCATTACAATACTGGTCGGTAGAAGATTGCCCCGTGCCACCTTGTGCAATACTGAGTGGCGTTCTCAATCCGCTAAGAGAGGTGATATCACTGTTCGCTCCCTTCTTTGCATAGCTACCAAGGTCTGTTTTATCAGCCTTTCCGACGAGTGCGGTTGCAATGCCGCCCCACGCAGGCCCGGTGTAAGAAGTTCCATCCGGCAGTTTAACCGTGATATTTCCCGTGCCGCTGAATACCTGCTGCCAGTTCTGTTTGTCATAGTTAAGCCCGCGCAGTGCTTCAGCGCTCTGAGCCACCAGTGCGGCAGTAACCATATTAAGCGCCAAACGTGGAACAGCAGACCAGGCCAAACCTGATTGAGTTGGTCCGGTGAAATTACTCACCAGTATCAGTGATGTATTGCTGTTAACGGTCTTAACCGGAAGTGTATATGGAATGCCGCCGACCGTAACGACAATAAAATCACCGGTCGCCAGTTCTGTAGTGAATGCAGTTCCGCTGCCAGCTACAGCAGCAGAGTTATTCGTCAGGGTTAAGGTTCCTGCTGACATACGTTTTCCTCAATACATGTTCGGAAGTATAAGAATGGGCATGGTGATATTCCTGTTCCTGGTCATATCCCAGCCGTTACTGAAGTAATTTCCAAAAACCCTGTTATATGCAGACCGGACGCTACCGCCAGACATCACAACACCTTTTATGCGAAGGTTCCCGTACCCCCCATTCATACGTATCTGTGCGCCCGTATAAACTATCTGACAGAACCCACCACCAATGCTCTGAAAGTTATCCGTAATCTGGATTTGTCGGTCATATACAAAAGGACGTTTCTGTGTGGAGAACGTCACCTGGCCTGCGGCGTTGGTCATCGTGATACCATCACCGCCGACGGGTGCAGTCTGATTGAATATCACAAGGTCTATCGTCGCAGTTCCAGCCACGTCGTCCCGCCCTGTGTAGGAAATATCGCGAACGATGATATTGGCGCCATCAAACCCCACAGACACATTCGGGTTATCCCATTTACCGAAAGGAATGCCGCTCACCGGAAGCGCAGCACTACCGTTAACCGTAATGCGTCCGGAATAAGCGCAGGTCATCAGCGCGGCCTGATTGGATATGGCGGTGAAGTCAGTCGAGTTTGAAACCAGTAATCCTTCGTTGTACGTCGCTGCAGGAAGCAGCTCCATAACGTAACCTGACCAGTCCGGGACAAGGCTCATTCCACGAATTGTCTCTGCACCAATAATCACCCCGGAATTACCATTTCTGGTAACGCCCGTCATAATGGCTATATCAAAATCAGCAAAGGAATAGATGTAAATAGGGTTAGTTGGCACCACGATAGCCTGTGAGCCAGGAACGAGCGGTGTATTGACCGGGTACTGCATGAATTCGGATGACCAGCCCGAGAACGATGTGCAAAAACTGGGGGCACGAAGCCCCGCCGTAATTGCCATAACCGGACGGCCATCGTTGTAATCAATCAGAATACCTTCTGGCATTATGACCACCTCCCGACGACAACCCGCCCACCGCCAGATAAATTGACGGTTAGTCCATTTCCGTTGATAACGACTGCGTTATTCATACCGTTAAATGCAAACTGGCCGCTGTCAGCGTAAAGTTTGCCATGCAATTCAGCGTTTCCGTTCTTATCAATGCGCCAGCCAGTTGAACCCGCAACAAAGTTATTCGACTGAATGTAATTACCAATTTTGGCATTGGTAATACTGCCATTCTGAATTAACGCATCGCTAATAAATACCTGACCATTAACAACAGCAAACGGAGAATATTGCGTATCACCGCTGCCACTCATCAGGACAAACTGGTTGGCGTTAAACCCGACGCGGGTGACTACCGGCTTACCCGCCTCCGCCAGCACCGCGATCGACATCCCGGCGTTACACATCACACCGTTTATTCGAACCCCGGTTTTAAGGGTGTAAATTGCAGATGCGCCGGTCGCATCAACCACGGCGGTGAGCTTATCTTCCAGTGCAGCAGTCACGTCATTGAACTGCGCCTGCACCTGCGTCGACATTTCAGCCATCGCTTTATCAACATCAGCAATGGTCGTTTTAACCACCAGAATATCAGCGCGGACTTCACCATACTGCGCCCACTGATGCTCTACCGTTCCATGGTTGGCCAGTGCGTTCTGCAATGCGGCTTCCAGGTTGGTATCAATGTCGCCTGTCAGGCGGTCACCATCGGCAGACGTCAGGAAGTCATCAGCAATATCGCCCAGGTAGTCGTCAGCATTCGCATTAGATTCACCCCGAACCCAGTCGGTCCAGCCGGATTCATTACCCGTTCTGTCTACCAGCTGCGCACGGTACCAGAATTCCTGCCCCGCTTTTAATCCCAGTTGAGTGTATTCAGCAGAAGGATAAGGCACATCCGACAGCAAAAGAGGATTTGAGAAATCACTGTTCGCGGTGTACTGAATTTCCGTTTTCAGTGTATCCCCGGTGTTAGCCGGGAATCCCCAGTTCAGACGAATGCCCCAGTTAATCGGTGTTGTCGCAAATCCAACGGGTTTCGGCGGATTTCCCACCTTACCCGTCAGCGTTTTCTCTTCGGAGTAGCTCCAGCCAGAGGATATTTCAGAGGCATTAATGGAGCGCACACGAACAAGGTAACGTCCGGCATAAATACCAGGAACATCGAAGGAAGTGGTGGAGCTGCGCGGTACGTTTACCCAGTTACCGTCATTGCGGCGCCACTGTGCCTCATAGGCGATAGCGTTCTGCGCCTGGTCCCAGCTCACCCGCATAGTTTCGACGCTGATATTCTGCTGCACCACTGAAAATGAACTGATCACAATGTTGGCTGGCGGCGACTGGTTACCCGGCGGGATCACACTCACTGGCCGCTGGTCAATAATGGCTCCGGTATCGATATGGGCATATTTATCCGGGTCGTGCCATGCGCCGGTGATCGAGAAGGTACCATCATCATTATCGGAGACGCTGACAACTCGATACTGCTGGGCGTAGAGTTCATCTGACTCAACCACCCATACAGCTTCGGCCTGTGGTGTCTCACTGTATGCCGTGGTGACTGTGACTGATTCCCCGTTAACCGCCTGAATAGTCCTGCTCTGTGACGCACCGGAGGGAAGATTGAGAATAAGGCGATCGCCTGCTGCTGCATCAGCTACGCGGTCAAGTTTAATCACGCGACCGTTAACAGCACTAATGCGGCCGCCCATAACTTTGCCGGACAGAAGCTCGTCTGACACGGCGATGATGTATCCCGGCTGCGGAATATTTCCGTCCAGGCCAACATCAAACGAAACAACACGATCCTTATTGTTGGTGAGAATACCCCAGCGCCCCTTTCGGTTCGCTTCTGATTGACGGGTACAACCGATGGCTGTCATTTCCAGCTGATTAAATCCGTACCGGGCCACCAGAGGCTGCTCAAATACTGGCTCCATCGCATCCGCATAAGCGTTACCCGGATCAGACCAGGAAACCAGCGCGGTGGTATACCGCGTTTTTGTCGTGCTGCTGGAATAGGTAAAGCGTCCGTCGATAACGTTAGCGCGGGTGTAAGCGTAATCCACATCTCTCGGCATATCGGCAAGCGCAACAATCTGATCACCGCCCCAGTACGTCATACCCCGGAATATAGCCGCAAAGTCACGCAGCACAGTGTAAGCGTCATTCCTGTCCTGAACATAGACGTTACAGGTATAGCGTGGCTCTGTCCCGCTTCCACCCTTTCCATCCGGTACCGGCTGATCGCAATACTGCGATACCTGGTACAACGTCCATTTATCGATGTTGGCTGCACTCAGGCGATTACCCAGACCAAAGCGATCGGTAATAACCAGATCGTAAAATATCCACGCCGGGTTATCGGTCCAGGCCCACTTAAACGCGCCCTGCCATGTACCACTATAAGTCCGCGAATCGGGGTCATAGTTATCAGGCACGCGGATCACCCGGCCACGTGGTTCACAGGATATCTGTGGAATCGAACCGTTGAACTGACTTGAATCGAATTCTATGTACAGCAGCGCGGTGTTCGGATAGCGCAGCTTGGCATCAATCACTTCCGTGAAGCTTTGCAGCGTCATCGTGTCGCCGACCTTGGCGCTGTTTGCGTCAGCGGTAATCTTACGCAGTCGGATTGTCCAGGTGCTGCCAGCCTGCGGTAAATCAATACGGTGGCTGCGCTCATAACCAGACGTCGTTTTGCCGGTTGCGCTGGTATTAAGCACGGTTTGCCAGGTCCCACCATCAGTTTGCAGGTCTATTGCATAATTGATGGAATACCCAACCAGATCGCCGTTGTCCTCCTGCTTAAACAGTGAAGGCCATTTCAGTCGCAGGCGAACGGCTGATAGTTGGGTGTTGGTAAATGTATGCGTCCAGGCTGTTGCGCTTGATACTTCAGTTCCAACGTTGATTTCGTTTTCGGTACCGGGAATGCCCTGAATGTAATTTTGTGCCTGAGTTCCCGCGCGAAACTCCCACGTCACGCCGCTAAAGTTTTGGGAGCCATCGGCGTTTTCCAGCGCCGTGCCGTCCAGGTAGATATTTTTTCCGGTTAATTGCCCTGCAAATTCCCCTTCCCCAAGCGCAACGAGGATTTTGGCCTTCGCTACAGATTGCAGATCATCAGGCTGTTCGGTAGGGGTTCGGGAACTGGAACTGCCGCCCTTGCGGCCTTTAATCTGGGTTGTTGTAGCCATATTGCGCCCATAAAAAAAGCCACCATCTGGTAGCCTGAAAGGAAGATTATTTTGGTTATTGCTGGTCTTCGACGTATATACCAGCAGAGATGATCGCCCCGCCAATGCGTCTGCGACCATAAAGAAGCGGGACCGGATAACCTTGTGCGCCAGTATTTGTCACCCCACCGAAAGCATATGAAGCGCGGTTATCTGCACTTTGCTTACTGGCAAGACCCGACGGTTGAGGTGAAAGCATTTGAACAACGCCACCAATGATCAACGCACCACCAGCCTGATAGAAGAAAGGCGAGGCCGCTGCAAAAGGCGTAAAATTTAGAACTACACCAACAGCTACTAATACTGCGCCTAGGATTGTCTGAAGGACACCGGATTTTTTACTACCTATAGTAACTGGAACAATTCTGATTACTTCACCAGTCACCGGGAAACCTAAATCATCTTCCCCAATATTTTTCTTTCCACGAAATACCGCAAAGGTCAGACCTCGCTGTTTACTGGTGTGCATGTACTGCTCGAAGCCTTTAATAGTTGCAGATAGCGCCCTGCATGCCTCGTGAGTAGTGCTAATCAAGCGATGGTGAACCTTACCAAAGGTTTTTCCCAAAGGCCCATGTAGCTCAATTTGAGTCATTACTTCTTGCATTTGTTACTCCCATAAAAAAACCACCCGAAGGTGGTTCTCATATTTAATATATTTCAATTTACAGTCATTGGTAAAATATCAACATTACCACTTTGATCCGTGAATATTCTTAACACCCTCGGTGTGTCAGGTTTGATTATAAACTCCCGCTCTTTTTTTGGTGCTCCACTACATAGCCCCTTTCCAGCGAATCCAGCACCAATAATTATTTCACCCGCTGGTAAATAAGCTCTAACTTTTTCCCCTGTTTCAAGTTCAGCAACTGGCACGCCATTCACATAGGATGTGATAGCACACCCTCCAGCTACAAACCCTTTATCACGAATGATGGTAACTTCTGTCGTATTTGGTTTTTGATGAAATTCAACCGCGGCATCAACTTCTTTTGCATTTTGTGGAAGAACTGGTTCAGTTGAACAGCCCGCAACAGCTATTGCGATTAGAAGCAGCAAAGTCTTTTTCATATCCCTATCCCCTTTGGTTTTGCAAAAGGTTAGCACAGAGACTTATACCGTAGAACCTTCATCGTCCGTTCCTGCCAGTATCCCCCATACGGCACACGCTGACTCAAATGTCCGTAAAGATGGTGGAGTAACATATTGCCCTCCAGCAGGATCCCGGCATGGTTCCACTTGTTGGCCTGGACCTGCATGATGACCATGTCACCTGGCTGCGGCGCACCGCTGAATTCACGGAATCCGCATTCATACCAGCAATCGTGGTAGAAGTTTTCGGGATAACTGTCTTCCCACCAGGGATAATCCACGCGGTAATCCTTCAGCTCAATGCCATGCGTTTGCCGGAAATAGCTCATCACCAGCCCCCAGCAATCGAAGTGACCGAGCACAAACGGGCGCTCCAGTAGCGGCAGCTCGCCCCGCGGCTGAATGGTACGCAGATCCCCCTCCGGCCAGCTGACGATATGCCACGGAAGTAACGTAGCGTCACACTGTGCCTTATCCAGTTCGCTCGCCTGCGTCGTGGCATCCGGGTGGCTGTGGACAATGGCAATCACTGTTCCCCAGTCTTCGGCAGCGGCGTAATCTTCCGGCGACAGGTGGAAATGCTCTGTCGGATCGGTTGCCAAGTTACGGCAGGGAATGTACCGCTGCACCCTGCTTTTTTGCACCACTACGCCGCAGCATTCACGCGGATATTCAGCAGCAGCATGCGCCATAATGGCGTCGATAATTTTCTGACGCATATCAGCTCCTGATCAGGGATGTGCCAGGGAAGCCACCGAACGGCAACTCGTTCCCCTCGCCATGCCTCAACTTGCACGCAGTGAGCGTACCGGGACATTCATCGAGTGACGGATCGTTGACTGGGTTGTTGTGCTTGTCGAAATAACGCGTTCCGGCATAGTCGCATCCATCACCAGAGCGGTATTTGTTACGGATACACCAGGTACAAAGCGAATGTAGCTGCCGCGTCGGGATCATCAACCCCTGCAGATCCATCGGACTGGACAACGTAAACGCCACCACCTCGTTGGTTTCATTGCTCTTGGCGTCAATGTAAAACACCTTCAGCTTTTCCTGCTGCGGATCCGCTGACGAGTTGCCCTCCGGATAGTTTTTCGCATCCAGATACTGCGCCAGCGTGTCATGAATCGTGACCTTTGCCTGCAGCAGGTCATCATAAGCAAGACACAGCGCCGTAATGGAACTATCCAGGTTAGCGACCGACAGCGTCGGCTGCGCGCTGGTCCCGTCAGTCGCCGTCTCAATACCCTCTATCTGGCAGGGCCAAGCTTTATATTCCTGCCCCTGCCACCAGATCGATTTCGCCGGTAGCTTATTTTCATCTCCACCAGCAGCGGCAATTTCATCGGGAGTGTGGGCAATATTGTGGGCGTGTAAGCGGAGAACGTCGGAAACACCAAATGCGGTGCCATCGACATCAAAAAGCCGGACAACATTGCCCGGCTCAAGTTTCTGATAATCACTGTTTAAGCTCATGGTGCAAACGCCTGTTCAAAGGTGGCTGATACGGTTTCCACCGTTTTACTTTTGGTGACGCGCTGCAGGCTGTCTGCCTCAACGCGCCACAGCGCAAGATCACCGCCAGGCGGGGTAAACGAAAATGATTTCGTCTTATGGCGCCGCAGGAAAGCATAGATATCCCTGACGGTTTCCGGTTCGCCGGTAAATGAATACTCATAACTGAGCGTTTCATTATTCAGCCCGGTACCTGACACCTGCTTATAACCATCACCAAACTGTGCCGTACGTACCGTATCTTTGCTTTTCAGAGTTGGTTGGCTGGAAGCTTTAATCCGCCATGCAAAATGCTCGATCGCCATAGTCACGTCCGTTTTGGATTTGCTTTTTTAAGCAGACATAAAAAAACCTGCCGAAGCAGGTTTTTATTAAGAAAAGTGAGAACTCAAAAGCTATTAACAACTTTTTGTAATTTCTGTTTAGCCTCTTGAATCAATGCCTCTTTTGTCTGTTCCAGCGTACAATCCCAGTTCAATGGAATACTCACAGATATGCTGATATCTGGTAAACCATTTTCCTTTGTTGTTACCTTAACTTTGGCATCAGTGTTTTTTCCATTGCAGTTTTCATAAGCATTTATATCTTCAACATGGAATTTCATTTAACGCTTTCCTCTTATTGCACTCCATAAAGGTGTTCCAGGTTTACTTGCCTGTTCACTGACGACAGAGATCATAGCAGGTTTAAGTTGTCGCATAATTGCATCATGATCAACTGACGAAGTACTTCCTGAGGGTTGTTGGTTTGCCTGACCAATTACGATCCCTCCCATATTAACCGTTACGCTAGATTTTTCTAAAGAATCATTCCACTTCATCGCCTCACCACCAACCAGACCACCAGTCGCATAACCGCGCATCATGCGATAAAGGTTGCCGACACCGATTCGGTTGGTGGCTTCCTGCGTAAAGACAAACTCTCCACGGTGCACCACACCTGCAGGCTCATACTTACCGCCGGATCCGGTATAACCACCGCCAGCGAAACCCAGCGCTGACGTGGCGGAACTGACCAGGCCGGCCATGGCCTGCTTCATCAGGATCTGCGTCAACATCGACAACGTGGAACGGGTGAAATCTGCCCAGTTTGCTTTCCCTGTCGTCAGCATATCGGCCATATTCTGGCTGATACCATCGAATGTGGCTGAAGCAGCGGACTTCATCGAACCATAGGCATCAGCTGCTGAATCGGCATAGTCAGCCCACGCTGATTTCGCCCCAGCCTGCCAGTTGCCGCGGAGCTCGTCCTGTGCGGCATAATATTTCTTCAGTGCATCCAGTTCGTTCTGATAACCCTGATCGGTGTCCGTACCGCCGGCATTCATCCAGCCCTGTCGCAGCTGTGCCTCTTCGTTTTGCCGCTGCGCGCCGCGACTGCTCATGCTGCCCCCGGCCACAAGCGCTCGGGTTTTCTCCCCAATCTGGGTAACGTACTTCTGCGAGCTGTCCTGCAGGCGGTTTAACCGTTCCTGGGCAACAATCTGATCGCCCAGCCGGGCATTCACTTCGGCCCGCGCCAGCACCTCGTCTTTGTTCGCCAGCACCGATTTTTCATCGGCGGTCAGTGCGCGCTTTTTGGAGGCCTCTTCCAGCACCGAAAAGCGGGATTGTTGTTTCCACAATTCCTGCCGCTGCTGGCTGATGGTATCCGTGATGCTCTTATGCTCCTGCAGAGTGCGTAACTGCGCCTCCAGCTCCAGCGTCTGCGCGCTGGCAGTATCGACACTTTTTACACCTGCAGGTGTTTTTACCGCTGAAGGGGCTTTGGGTTTCTTCAGCGAGTCGTCGTATTCTTTTTTCGCAGCTTCCAGATTGATGTTGTAGTCAGCCTGGAGGATCCGTCCGTCTTTCAGCGCCTTGTTCAGTTCATTCTGACGGGCCGTGTACTTCTCCAGCGCAGTCTGAGTCTTTGCATAATTCGACTGCGCCTGCGCGGCATACTTCTGGCGGTCAGATTCAATCACCGCCTCGCGGGCTGCGTTATCCTCAGTTGCCTTTGCCACACTGGCCTGCTGTTGCGCCATTTCCAGTGCAAGGCGTGCAGATTCCCGATCGTTCCAGTAGCTGGCGCGCGCATCATCATTGACATAACCATCACCTTTACGCAGATTCCAGATTTCATCCGCCCGCTTAAAGGCCGCTTCCGCTTTGGCAAGCATCTCCTGCGTGGTGTCAGGCCGCCCGATATCGAGCGCCGCATCCCACATCGATTTAAAGGCACGCTTCAGGCTGTCGGCAGCAGTTTCAATCGACCCCATATTGTCGCGCAGGCTCTTTGTCTGCTCGCGAAAACCGTTCGTCGCCGCATCATTAGCTGCCTGTAGAGCCCCGGCCTCATCACCGGCACGCTGCAGTTGCGCCACATAAGCAATCTGTTCCGCTGTAACGTTGTGGAACTGCTGCGCCATGGCAATCAGACCAGAGGTCGGATCGTTCGTCAGTTTGCCGAATGCCGCCGCCACCTTATCGACCGGCACGCCCGACGCATCGGTAAATTTCGCTATCGCCTGACTCATCTCATCGAACCGGGCACCGGCACGCACTCCGGCGTTGACCAGCTCCGTCAGCGCACTGCTGGTCTGGTTAAACGTGAGTCCCGCCTGCTCGCCAGATTTCGCCAGCACCAGCATGCGGTTTGAGGTCAGCCCGGCAGTATTACCGGACAGAACCAGCGTTTTGTTGAAATCAGACAACGTGGACGAGCCCTGATACCAGGCGTAAACCACCGCGCCAGTGGCGGCAGCCAGCGCGCCAACCCCAACCATCACTGGCGATATGGTGCCCAGCAGCGCCCGAAAGGTCGGAATAATACCGCCGAAGGAGTCTTTCACCTGACCGCCCTGCTGCAGCAGGATAAGCCACGGACTCTGCCCACCGGCCAGCTGGGTGGCGATATCCGTAAACTGCGCAGGCAGCATACGCATCGCCGCGTTGTATTGGCCGACAGAAATACCGGCCTTCTTCGCGGCGCTCTCCTGGCGGGTAAATGACTGCTGCACCTTCAGCGCCGAGTCATTCGCTGCGTCCCCCGTCTGCTTAAACTGCCTTTTTACGTACTCCATCTGCTCGTTGAACTTTGACGAATTAACGTCAAGGTTAACGACCAGGTCACCCACTGCCGTCTGGGCCATAGCGAACACCTCCTGAAATGCCCTCAGCCTTTGCCATCAGCACTGCGTCACCGGGTTCATCGTCGGCAATATCCTCCGCAGAAGGTGAAAGCAGGCTGAAGCTGGCAGGGGTTGATGTGGTTTTGGGGTCAAGCGCGGTAATGACGATATGCATCAGCGAGGAAAAATGTGCATCCAGTTGCACATCATTAAAAAAATTGTCCTGGTAGAACGTTCGCCAGTCGGCGTATTCCGTTGACGACATACCAGCAAGCATGGCGCGCCAGTCCGGCCGGCGAAATTCTCGCGCCAGTTTCAGGACGAATGTCAGCTCACTGGCGAGGACTTTTCCAGACTGACCGGCTCAGTCACAGCAACATCCTCCGGATCATTCGCTTCCGGCAGCGGCACCATGCCGGACAGCTGCTTCACGGTGTACTCTGCAGCGGAAACAATCTCCAGCGGCCAGGTCATCAGCACTTCATTCTGGATCTGCTCAACGTCTTCTTTCGGCGTTTTGTGCGTCCCTTTCAGGGGGTGGCCATGCCATAAAGACATGGCCACCAGCAGTGCGCCGGATTTAATCGTCATATCCATCGCCGCCTGCATGTCGGCATCAGTGATACTTTCCAGCGACTTCAGGTGTTCAAGATGCTCAATACGCTGCAGTGCCGACAGTTCGTAGAGCGTGACTGTATTACCGTTACGTTCGAACGGTTCACTTTTTAAAAACATGGGTTACTCCAGAAAGCGGGGCCACAGCCCCGGAGGTCAGGAAACGGTGACTTTACAGGTCGCAACAAACAGCCCGTCGTTGGTCATCACGATAATGTCAGCGGTTCCGGCGGCAATACCGGTGACCGTCAGCACCGTACCGGCGACAGTCACCGTGGCTTTACCTGCATCTGTGGTGGTGGCCCGGAAAGATTGATCACTCGCGCTGGCTGGTGCCACGGTGACATTCAGCGTGGTGGTAGCAGCAACCGCAACGGTGGTGGTCGATTTATCCAGGCTGACGCCGGTTACGGCAATCGCTGCAGCAGCACTGTCTTCAGCAAGGCCTGGCTTACCGTTATTGCTGATTTTGACAGAACGGGTAATGGTGTCTTTTGCTGTCACCGTTTTGCCCAGGCTACTTACCCAGCCACGGAACACATCGATGGCGCCATTCGGGTATTTGATTTTGTACGCCAGCACGGTACCGTCATCAAACCAGCGAACCAGATCCTGCTGCCCGCTCTCAGCAGGTTTCCAGGCCAGCGTAAAACTGGCCTCACCCGCCGATTTCTGCCCCTGCGCGGTAGCAGTCCAGTCGGCATCATCGTCATCCAGATAGGTATCATCGTTTGATTCGGCAGTCAGTTCACCGGGCTGCAGATCTTTAATCTTTGCCAGGCGCGTCCAGTCAACATCCGATAATGGGTTAGCGAACGGGTTGCCCGATCCGGAATAAATCCAGAGCGTGGTGGTGGCACCCTTTACTGGCGCCAGTGGGTTTGGTGTAGTCATTACGTCCTCACATAATGTAGCTGATGGAATAACTGAGGTCGGCAGATCCCCACGTCATGGCCTCTTCATCGCGCTGATAGTCATATCCCTGAGCCGCCATCAATTCGAGAAGATTTGCCAGTTCGGGAACATCAGCCATTGCCGGATAGATGCGGTCCTCCATCCAGGAATCCAGAGCACTGTCTGTAGCCGTGGCTTTCAGAAACACCTCAACATGCAGCACGGCTGTCCACATATCTTCATCAACACTTTCATCCGAGGCCCGGGCGTCAGAAAGGTAAACCGCTACCGCCGGAAGATCCTGCTCATCCAGAAACCCAGGACGACCGTCGAACCATGTCACTGCATCTGAGATATTGCGCTGGAGCGCGGTTAGTACGGCTTTGCGGATATCACTGTTTTTCATCGTTTAAGGATCAACCTCAGTTGGTTAGACAGGTTTTGTCGCATAATTTGCGGCATACGTTCGTCCATAAGTTTTGGCACTTCAGCCCGGAATGTCTCGGTCAGGGGAATGGCCAGGGGAATACTGACTACTTCAATGGGATACCGGCTCTTCGTGGTACGCCGCAAAACATGCCAGCGGCCGTTTGCCAGTTGCTGAATAAAGGCCCCAGGGAAACGGAAACGCCCTACACGTAGCTCACTGTTCGTACCAGACTTATCCCGTTTACGCCGCGACAGACGCATGCTGGATGGTCCCAGTTTGATAGCAGGAAGATTACCGCGGTTTATGCGAATCAGAGCGCGCGGCTTCGCCACCGTTGCCCGGCGTACCCGCGCACGCTGCCTGACCAGTTTTCGGGGGACGCGGGTTGATTTCGCGACAGCGGACACACTGCGATTGACCGCCTGTGTGGCGATACGATTCACCGTCTGGGCGGAAGCGCGCGGTACAGCTTTTTTACTGATGCTGTTCAGGTTAGCAATGGCCTGCTCCAGCCCCTTAATCGACATATTCCCCCCTGCTTATTCGATAAAGATGCGTGGCTTGCTGTTAAAGCGTTCGTGGCGGGTAAGATGGAATTCCTCCCCTTCAAAAATCACCACGTCATTACGGCGCGGCCTGTATCCTGCAGTAAACACCACCAGTGACCGCCCTGTTCCGCTCAAAGGCCCCATTTCTTCCAGAAACTCAGCCGGAATAACAACCATGGGCTCCCCGTTGATGGTCGCTGGCTTGCCCATTTTGTTTACCGTGACCGCATCCATGCGGCTGACAAGTCTGTCAAAGGGATTAGGCATTGATTTTCACGGCTACAATTGAAGAACTTGCAGCAGCATCTTCCCAGGCAACCCCTGCCAGATCGGCACCTGTCGTGTCGTTCTGCACTTTGCCATCTTTGATATGAACCTGCTCACCGATGGCGATCGCATCGGTAGTCAGCTTCGGCAGAAGGAAAATGCCTTCGGCAAAACCGTCCCCTGTCTGACCTGCCGGAATATCAGTAATGGCAATCGCCACGACTTTCCCCACCAGCACCGGCGAACCACTCAGGATCGCAACGCTGCCCGTGTTGGCAATCTCAATAGTTTTGCCATGTTGTACAAAATTCTTCGCCATAAACTCAGTCTCCATCCAGCCCTATACGGGGCCGAATTCAGATACAAAAAAAGCCCTGATGGGCTGTGATGTGCTGCTTGAGAGGAAGGGATTATTTCCCGGTTGATTTCGCCATGCCGCGATAATCCAGAGGAGATACACCGGCATCGATGCGCACTTTGGTGGCAATGCCGTCGGTCGTGAAGCCTTCCTGCTGATCGATATACGGAGTATCAACGCCGTTCAGGTAAGCCACTTCGATGGTGTCCGTGCCCTTAGCGGCGGTCAGATACCAGGCGCTGGTATCTTTGGCGTCAAGACGCGGCTCCGCGATAACCTCAGCAAAGTTCTGAATTGGGTTCATGATACCGGCGTTGATATCCGCCCCTTTCACACTGGCAGACTTGATCGTCTGATTTGCCAGGGTTTCGAGGGCGACTGGCACCAGCATGAATGCCGGGCGAATATTCAGGGGACGCTCTCCCTCTTTCTGAAGGCGCATCATCTTGCGCGCTTCATCAAGGCTGGCTACAGAAATCGCGCCTGCGGAAATATTGCCGTGATCAGCATGGAACAGCGGCTTACCATCAGACAATTTCGCGTTTTCGGTAAGAACGGCATATACCAGATCACCAATCGTCCCTTTTGCCGCGCGCCCCATCTTCATAGGTACATCGGTTAACTGATTCAGATCGTCGTTGATGATCGCCTGACGGGTAATAGAGAAGATTTCACCGTAGGTGGCCAGCGCGATGCTTTCACCTTTATCTTTGGTGGTCACATACTTATATTCAGCCCCCTCACGTACCTGGCGCAGGGATGAGAAACCACCCAGACCGACACGATGCGCCGTTTTAAAGTCAGACAACTGGCCTTTCTTGGTCCACTGCTCAAAAGTTTCTGCCGCTTCCTCCCAGCCCTGAAGCAACGCTTTATTAGCAACGTCGAGCAGGATATTGCCGAAGTCAGACGTGCTGTGCGTCAGTGCCATGCCGACCATCTGCATCGGGTTATAGCTGGAAACGCCGATGCCGCGCTCGGTCAGCGCCATACGGGCATATTCGCGCAGCGTCATACCGTTGTAGACGTTATCACGCTCCATGCTTTCGAAGCCCGCGCGCGCCATCAGTGCCTGGCGAACTCCGTCGCCAACAAAGTTACCGTTCCCGGCGTAAATATGCGCATCCGTAGTTTTATTCGACGGGGTTGCATTTTTGCCCAGCGCCGCCAGCAGTTCATCTTTAGCCTGTGCAACGGTGCATTCCGGATCCGCGATGCATTTATTCTGCAGCTCATGATGCTTGCCGCCGAACATCGCAAAGAGATCGTTAATCGCGGTAACACGGTTCTTTTGCTCGGCAAGCACCTGTGCACGGATAGTGGCTTCATCAGAAGTGGACGCTGGCGCTGTGGTCGTCGTTGCCGGCACCTGTGGTTGCGGTTGCTGCGGTTCGCGCTGGGTGGTATTGCGCGGCGGGGTGATCATGTTACGAATGCTGTTTGGCATCTTTTCAAAGTCCTCAATACGTTTTGATTGAATACAGGCCATCGCCTGCAGAGATGTAGTGACCTGATCGGCAAAGCCATGCGCTAAGCATTCTTTACCATCCATCCAGGTTTCATCGTCCAGCATGGTGGCGATTTCCTCGGTCGTTTTTCCTGTTTTCTCCGCGTACGCCGGGATCAGGACAGACTCGACCTTATCCAGCAGATCGGCATAATCCCGCATATCGTTGGCATCGCCACCTGCGAATCCCCATGGTTTGTGGATCATCATCATGGTGTTTTCCGGCATAATGACCGGGTTGCCAACCATCGCAATCACCGAAGCCATTGAAGCTGCCAGACCATCGATGTGAACGGTGATCGCTGCGCCGTGATGCTTCAGGGCATTAAAAATGGCGATGCCATCAAAGACATCGCCACCGGGCGAATTGATATGAAGGTTGATATGGGTAATGTCGCCAAGCGCCTTCAGGTCATTCACAAACTGGCGCGCCGTCACCCCCCAGTAGCCGATCTCGTCGTAGATATAAATATCCGCTTCGTTGTCGGCGCTGGCCTGCATACGGAACCAGGAATTACTTTTTGCGCTGGCTTTCGGACGGTGATGCGCCCGGTTCTTTGGCTTCGGCACTGGTGCCTCCTTTGTCATTGGCAGGGTCAGTGTCAAACACCAGCCCCATCTCTTTGTTTTCGTCGATTTCTGCCTTCCGTCGCGCCTTCACATCGTTCGGGTTACGTCCGCTGGCACGGACCCAGTCGGATTCTGTTGCCGCTCCGCCCCGGATCTGTAACTTCCAGGCATTGGCCTCTTTAACCGGATCGATCCACGGCATAACAGGGCCGGAATACACTGCCGAGTACAGCGACTCCATATCCAGACCGCGGGGCAATTTAATCTCGCCGGCAGCAACCGCCATTTTCAGCCAGGCGCGGTACATTGGCCGGGTCACCGCGCCAATAAACCAGTCCTGCAAAATGAGATAGCCGTCTGTTGATTCCACCAGTTCCTGCCGCTGCGCGCTGTAGGTGCCGTTGTAGTTTCTGGCTGTGCTTGAAAAGCTGAGTCGACTGCCTGCTGCGACAGCGCGAAGTTGACCATTACGGAAGGTTTCAAGGTTAGGATTGGGCCGGTCAGATTTCACCATGCCGATATCTTCACCTGGCTTAAGATCGTCATAAATGATGCCAGGCTGAATCATCACTTCCCGATCATCATCATCGGAAGAACTGTTACTCTCTTCGAAGCTTTGCCCGTCCCCCTTTTTGATGTACATCCCCAGCGCGGCAGCAATACGTGCGGCGGTGAGCTCGGCGTCTTCATATTCTTTGAGTGCGCTCAGGCGCATCAGTACGCCGGACAGCATCGATACGCCCCGGGTCTGGTGCAGACGGCGGACAAATTTAAGATGCAGCATGTTTTCCGCATCAACTTCTTTGGTATCAAGCTGACGGCCTGAAACGGGCAGACTTTTATAAACCTGATATTTCCTTGGTCTGCCCCAGTTGTCGACGAATACCCCCTGATTAAGCTGGCTGGCAGAATCGCTGTTCATGGGAATAAAATCTGGTTCAAGCGCTTCAAGCCAGAAAGGAATACCGGCTGCTGGCGTAAGACCATTCCCGGTTCCACTGACAAGCTGGGCAAACACTTCGCCATCCCGCAGCCAGGTGCGCAACATCAGGCGCTCAAGCATCGGACGGGTAAACTGGTTCGTGACATCTGGCCTGACAGACCATTCTGCCCATTTACTACGGATCTGATCGGCCAGCTTTTTGGCGATTTTACCGTTCATCAGTTTGGGATGGGGTTCAACAATAATTCCGGCTTTCCCCACCACCCGTTCTTCAAGCTTATCGAACACACCAATCACCAAATCGTGGTTGTTATCGAGCCACCGGGCCTGCTCCCGCAGTGATACGGCCCCCATTTTGCTGAGCTGATCTGCAGAACGGTTTTCACGGCGCCCTTTATGCGTTCTGGTCGGGGTAACGGCTTCATAGGCCCTGATTTTCGCGCGCGCCTGCAGACGGGCTGCTTTCCAGCCTGGCGAAAAGACACCAATCGCATCATCTAAAAGGCTCATTCAAACCTCGCCAGTCGGTAGCCGGATCGCCCACGGCGCTGCGAAATAAGGGAAGTAAGGCGGCGTTCCCACTCCTGCCGACCTTTACGGATCTCGGAGAGGTTTTCCATCGTCATTTCCTGCCCATTAAAGCGGATGGTTTTGCCTTCCAGCACTGCCATTTCTGCTTCTGTGTAACGCTGGATCATCGTTTCAATCGTGCTTTGACTCACAACCACCCTCCTCCTGAACTTGTCCAGGGATTATCATCATCGGTTACGGGCTTTTTCCGCTTCCGGGTTTTCGTTGGTACAGGCTCAGGTGTCGGGGATGGCGCTTCGCCAGCTTCAGCCGGCGCGTTCTCCAGCCACGTTTCCCGCCTCGCCCACTCAGGAGCATCGGGCCATTTAATTTTCTCGTAGCCGTGGAGGATGGCGAGCGCATCTGCATAGACCAGAAGGTCAAACGCTTCGTTTGCGCCGCGTCCCGGCTTACTCCATTTGCCATCGGTTGAACGCTCCTCATAGGTCAGTTCATCGTAAAACCAGCTGCCGAGCCATTTAGGGAAATGCACGTAATTCGGGCCAGGCGAATCACGCCACAACGCGTTGTTCACCTGGTCTTTAAGTGCGTCGGTCTGGAGTAGATAAAGCGGCACATCACCGGCGGCTTTTGCGCGGCGGGTAGATCTGTCGGTGTTGTCAGGGAAAGTACGGGTGATGAGTTTCGAGCGGCGCACGCTGTCACCTTTGAAGAGATAAATCTTTTTGCCCAGCCCTTCACGGCGGCATTTGCGCCAGAATTTGTACGCATTGTCGGTAACACCGTCTTCCCCGCCTGAATCGACAGCCATCGCCATAAGTCGCATGCGCTTTGATGGATCACTCGCCAACACCCAGGACTTTTCGAACACATCGGACAGCAACAAATCCCAGTCTTCCGGGTAGCTCGCCGGGTCTATGGGATAGCACTCGCCGTGCTCATTGGCCCTTAATGACTGTCGGATGTTGTAGCGGTCAACAACCCAACGCTCACCCTGCGCACCGTAGCCAGTCACCTGGACCACGAAACGCCGGGATTTACCGCCCTGAACGTCGACCGTTGCAGTCATAAACAGCACACCATCGGGCACGGCACGCTTTGGCACATCTTCGGCGCGCTGTTCCAGCAGTTCACTTTTACGCTGCTCGAGATTAGCGCGGGGCAAATAGGGTCGACCAAAGTCGGTATTTACCACCGTTTTTAGCGTCTCTTCGCTCTGGGTGGCCTCGTATTCCTGCTCAGCAGTCAGGAATTTGTACATCATCTGCGCCCAGGTCTGATAAGCAGCTGCCGGGCCTTCCATCCAGAACGAGGCGATACGCGAGCGGCGTGGTTCACCATATCGATTGCCGTCCGGGTCTATTTTTTCCCCGTCACGCAGCCAGACATGGCGGATATTAAGGTCACGCTTCATATCGGGCGTAATTTTGCCTTTGCATGACGGGCACTGGAGGAAGGCAGATTCACTTGCCAGAACGGGGTCAGGTAATTCCCGGTAACCGGTCATGTTCGCCACTTCTGGCTGGAAATACTCGCCGCAATGCGGACAGGGCCAGTAGAGACGGCGGCGATCGCCACGGTTAAATAATGACAGGATGCCGGTTGTCGGCGGCGCTTCATGGGCCGAAGAAGGACGCCACTTTGTGTCACGGATATCACGACCGGGAGAGCTCTCAACCAGCGTCATCCCACTGGACATAAAGGTGGTGGTACGCTTTGAACCCAGGGAAAACGCATCACCTTCCCCATCGATGTCCTCAGGGAAGCGATCGTAGTCAGTCAGCGCCACGCTCTTATAGTCTGACGATGACATGATGTTGACCGATGGCCAGCCGATTTTGAGGTAGTTACCGGCTCGAAATGTGCGGTCGTGGACGTTGTTATCATTCCGTCGTGGGCTGAGCCGTGATTTCACGTCCGGACTACACCGAAAGGTGCGGTCGAGTCGCTTTTTGGAGTGCTCACGCGCTTTCTCTTCGGACACCTGGATGACCAGCATGTCAGCGGGATCGCAAACGATGTTGTAGACAATCCAGCCGTCAATAAGGCCAATGGTTTTCCCGGTTCGAGCGGGTCCAACAAACACCACCGCATCATATTCCCTCGATGCCAGGCAGTTCATCGGCTCTATAATGTAAGGGGCCAGATTTGGATCCCACTTCACAGAGTTACCCGCACCAATAGGGACACGCATGAAATCTTGAACCGCATCGGCTACTTTCATACGACGTGGAGCACGCAAAATACCGGAGATATCACGACGAATTCCCCTGGCTGATGCCCGTTTTGCCATCAGTCCTCCTCTGGCTCTTCCTCCTCTGGTTCGACGTCCATCACTTTTTGTGCAACCTGATCGCGCAAATCATCAATCACGTCTTGCACACGCGAGACAGCGACTGGCGTCAATGCGCAGTCACGCTCAAGAATGTCCGGGAGAGTTTCAAGCACCGTTACAACAGCTTTCGCCATCAGTGAAAATTCTCTGGCAACGTCTTCAGCGGGAATGAGCTGCTTAGTTTCTATCTCAAATTTCAGCCGCTCATTTTCGGCTTTCCAGTGCGCGAGCCTGTCGGATGGTTCCATTTCCTCTACGTTGGACGTTGAGACGGTGGGAACCATCAGTTCACTCAGAATATCGGTGACGAGATACAGCTTGAGTTTGCTGTTACTACCGGCAGCAGGTTCAACATTTTTTAGCCTGGCGGCAACGGTCTGTCGATGTACGCCAGTGATGCCAGCCAGCTGGTTAATGTTGAGTTTTAACGAAGCAATTTCCTGGTCCATGATGGTGAACACTTTTTGAACGATTCGACATCATTGAAAAATCTGGGTGTGAAAAATCAATGGATTGCGCGAATGATGATGATGACCATAGATCGCAAAAACTAGCCGATTCCCGCGAGCACGCCGCCCCGTGGCAGAGCCCCTCTCCGGGAGTACCTTTTAATAATGATTATCAATTACATGATGTTGTATGCGGAATGTCTGTCAGGTGATGCAACTAGAAATTCAACCTGATTGATTACTCAATGCAACGACCAAGAAGTCGTCTGATCCTAATCTTGTCAAACAAAGCTACTGAATCTCTGACAGGTGTATACGGAGCACCATCTATAGCAGCCTACCCATCACGATATCCTCATTATGAGGACCATTTAAAAGCTACCGACAAATGCTAGAGCTCAATATTTTAGAGCATAATTCCTTCAGCTTTCCCCTTACTGACGTAAGCGAGCCTACGGTCCCCAGTCGATAGTACACTTTGCAACTGGGGATTTATTTTTATACATCCGCCCAATACTGATATGGCGCTACCCAATCCGGACATGATGTTATAAGGGGGTGGAACATTCAGTGCAAGGATAGCGCCAGTAAGTGCGCCATATAATTGGGTAAGATCGAACTCAAATGAAGTGGACATACTAAATTTTATTGGGCTTCTCCATACCTCATGGTTGAGCTTATCAATATCTAATATTGCTTTTTTGAGACTTGAAAGAGCTGTTGCTCTTTGGAGATTGATGTCGCCAGAACGCTTTACCTCCAGATAAAGTTCGTCAAGGTATTCATGTAAGGCAGTAAGCTCTGCCTTTCTCCTCTCTTTGAATTCAAGTATTTCATGAAGATGGACATCTTCAGGGGGAACTGGTAAAAGGTTGGCAAGCTCAAAACGCAATACTTCAGAGCTTCTGGCTAACTCAGGTTGTAGGTTTATTTGCTCATTTAAAAAATGCATTCGCCAGTCAACGTCCCCTTCCTGGTGGCGAAGGATATCAATTGTCTTAGCGTGTGTCTCTGCGTAAAAATCAGACATCTGCTCGCCATCCGAAATATATTCACGCCGAAAAACCGGCCTTTTCAGCAAACCACAGCCAATTAGTTCATCTTCATTTTTTAAGCCAAAATGAAAAAAATTATTCGTTGGGGAAACAAGCTTATCCCAATAAAGTAACAGATAATTAAGGTCTAACGGATTAATCCACTTATCTGTGCGGAAACCCTGCCCATCATTTATGGTAACTAATTCACATACACTAAAAACCACGCCTCTTTTCATACGCGCATCCTCTAAAAATCAAGTGAGGACAATTTAGCATTTCACGCGCGTTCAGTGAATGCCTGCTTTAATGCATTATTCCCGTAAGCGGTTAGCAAGCTATGAGACAGTGACTCCGAGGTCAGTAAGACGGGATTTTGTCTCATTGATGCGTTTATCCATCTCTTTCAGCACAGATAACCGAACAGCATCAACAAAAATATCATCCTGATACTGACTACAAATAGTGACGCCAAGTGAACCACTCTCCACAGACTTTCGCTTACTGAGAAAAATTACTAATGTCCATTATTGGTCTCCCTTACAGAGTCGTAGATTTTCTGGCACGTCATTCCCGCTCGGTAGCTCTCGTCAGATCGCTCAGCATAATATCGAGCTTCTTCTGCAAGGCGTCCGAACATGTCGGCGAGCACTGCAGCGTCGGCTCCGGCTGTTTTGCTTCTGACGGCAGCGGCAAGATCTGAGGTGTGCTTTTCGGCGTCCAGGCGGGCGGCAAGTTTTGTTGCTTCGGTGCGCAACTGGCTAACAGTGGCAGACAGGCCAGCAGCAGTGGCAGCAGATTTAGCGGCTTTCGCTTGTGCATCTTTAACAGCCTCATCACGGGCAATAATGCGCCCTTGTTCAATCATGCGGGCTGCGGTCTGTGCGTTCGCTGCTTGCGATGATTCCACGCTGTCACGATCGGCCCACTTCTTTTCCCAACCACGGTTACTCCATACGTTTCCCGCGATGAATGCGACGGCCACCAGCAACGAAATGGCAATAAACTGATAGCGCAGGCTCACTGGTCTATCCCCCAGCACGCCATCGCTCTTTCCTGGTCTCGCCGCTCTACCTGACCATAGCACCCATTTTTCTGGCCTTTAGTCAGGCGACAATCGCGGCCACCGTCTTTAATCCACCAGCGGATCGCTTCACAGGCTCCTTTACGGTCACCAGCGTTAATGCGTTTGTAAAACGTAGATGGGAAGCATTTTGCGGGACCGATGTTATACGGACAAAAAGATGCGATACCCGCTTTCTGCGGCTCACTCAGCGGAATTTTGATATTTCGCTCAACCCACGCCAGCGCTTTATCGCGCTCAATGGCGTTTACCTGGGCGCATTTCTCAGCAGACAGCTTCATTCCCTGAACTACTGGCTTGCCATCAACCATCGTGGCGCCACGGCAAATGGTCCAGAGCCCGCCGCCGTCGCGATATGATGTCAGGCTGTTACCCTCTTTCTCATCCAGAAACTGATCGAGAATAAAGGGCGCGGAAGCCCCGGCAAGAATCAAACCAACGACCGCTGCGCTCAGTTTATTCTTCAGCTTTGGTGGCATAGCCATTGCGACGATCCTCCCGTTCTTTCCAGCGGAAATACCAGTTCACTGCACAGGTAATAACGGTGCATGCGATACCGACAATAATTGCCCAGTCGCTCAGGCTTAACCCTGCAATTCTGTCGGCCAACATCCAGGACACCTCTTTTGCTGTTTTAGCTGTTTCGGCATATGCCTTCGCTGATACACCGCAGCCGGCAAGCGTGGTTCCTGATCCATATGAAAGTCTGCTGTAAATGGTGCTCATTCTGGTCATAGCCTCACCTCCGATTTTTCGGATGGCGCTGTGTGTGATGAAAGGGTCAGGCTTCACTGGCTGGATTTATCAACAAAGCACGTAGTGAGTGATACCCGTGAGCCTGAAATGAAAAAGCCCCGCAGAATTGCGAGGCTTAATATTTGTGGAAGATTAGATCGACGATATGACAGGGGTACTGGTGCAATGCACCTCGCGAATACCCCTGTCGTATCGCCGGAAAGCAAAAACCCCGCGCTGGCGGGGTTCTCGTTATATTCAAATTGTTCGCTTTTCGTCGCTGCCATCGTGGCGCAGCTCTGCCAAGCATGAATGGATTATCTAACTTTCTGGGTAGTTTTCAATACCAGACACAAAAAACAGCACAATAAAGCAAAAACATTATTCCTCGCTTTCCAAAAGTGCTTTCGCTGACAGGTACACCTTTGCTCTGAAAATCTGTAAACACCACTTCACTCGCTCTCTGGCCTTTTCTTGTGTCAGCCATGGCGCAATCGCCTGCAGTTCCCGGGTTATGTCTGAGATTTTTTTTCGGGTGGTGTAATACTGAAGACCAACAACATAAACCGGATCGTTTATATCCAGCGCCTGCAGTACGCATTGCTCAACAAAATCGACATCGTCACTATGCAGGGCCTCGTCAATTACACTGGCGGGTGACTGGGGCCAGAGAATGCTGTGTGCCCTGTTCATTGCCTGCTGTCCACGGAATCCCTCTTCTCTCGCCTGATTTAACGCAACGGTAAATCGCTCGAGTGCCTTATCTGACCAGTTCCGTCCCTTAAGCACATTCCAGCACGCATGTCCTCGCGGCAAACGAGGAGCAGTTTTTCCTCCCACACCTTCTCCCCAGGTAGTGAGCAGGGATTTAATCCATCCGGACTGGATCCCCGTCAGGAGGATACATTTACCCAGCCAGCTTTTACGCGGCGCAGATGCTGCTTTACCAAGTGCTTCATAATGATTGCGGCGTTGACGTGGTGTCATCCTGTTCTTCTCCTTACGCCAGAACACCGAGCCCGTAAGCCCGGTCCAGCACTCTGATAATCATTACCGGCTGAGGTACATGCTTTCGCTCAAACTTCACCGGGTCGTTATGTAGTTCTGTATGGCACTGACGACAGAGGGGGATCGCGAAAATATCATGCGCCTTCGTTGCCATACCTCCCTGCCCCCAGCCAATTAAATGGTGTGGGTCGTCGGATGGTTTGCCGCAGCATTCGCAGGGCTGTGTTTTAATCCATTCCAGATATCGGGGGGCCGTCCAACGGATACGCTTTGGACGTTTCATATAGGTTTGCGGAGAGTCAGGATCGACCAGAACACCAACTAAGGGCTTAACCGCAGGCACCTGAGCTGGTGGCATGTTCACGGTTACTGTGCTGGCTTTGGCTGTAATGATGCTGGTGGCGGTTAGACCCGGTTCGATGTCACATTCACGCATGACTGACTGATGATCTTCCGAAGGAATACGAAGCGCCCGACTGGCTACGGATTCGGGAATTGCGTCGGTAACACCCATACGCACCGCCCACCAGCATAGCTCCGCCAGTGACAGTTCTCTGGAAGGATCCTGATTCAGCGCCACCATGATGCTATTGATAATCCAGCTAATAACATTACGTCTCGCCAGCTCTGCAAGTTGTTCGCTGTAGTGGTCACGCAAATGGTTATCACAATGGCCACACAGAAGAACAGATCCGGGTTCATGACGCAGAGTGGTTAACTCGTGATAATGGTAATCGCTGTGTGGCCACTGGCAGCAGGTGCCGCCATAACGCAGAAGCCAATAATCAAGTCCACTCAAACCACCAGCAGCCTTCATAACCTTTTCATCCAGGAAGAACGGCCACAGTGACTCGTCACTGGCAAGCGGCTGGCGAACGTCAGGAACACGGCCAGCAGGCAACCGTTCCATTCCTGCCGGCTGGCTTTCTACCAGCACACGTTCACAACTGAATAATGACATCAGCTCGCTGCCCGGTCTGAGCAGCACAATTCCAAGCTCACGCGCAACCACCGGCTTCAGCAGCGCCCTCATTCTGCAATCTCCCCGATAATTATTTGCCCCTTCTCGCCCCATAATTTAGTGACGCGTGAATCCCAGATGTGAGCATCATCTTCGTAAATGGCATCCATCAGGGCTTTCATCATGTTGTCGAAATCAGGTTTAGCCTGGTGTGGTTTACCGTTGAACTCAGCCCGTTTCTTTTTGCTCCAGCTCGCTGGCATCGGCAGAATGAAGGTGACATGTGAACCGCTTTCAGGCAGCTCAACACCCCGCAGACGAACTTCATCACAGAAAGCCCGGTAACGCATAACCTCGGGGCGTTTTTTCCATTTGTCAGCGCGCGTCATTCTGGGCTTGCCCATTGGGGTGATATCGTAGACTTTCACATTCACCTCCAGATCCGTTGTTGCCATGTTCTGTCCTGACGCGGAGGCTTAGAGACTTCTGGCAAGAACGCGCTGATCGTCCAGTGAATGAAGTCATTATCCAGACTACGCTCGGTCTTAATCTGCTTTGCGTGATAGCGGGCTTCCAGTTCGTCAGCCTGCTCAGTGGTGAGTTGTGTATGTTGAAACCAGCTTTTCTTCATAACGCACCTCTGGATGCGGCAAAAAGAAAATCGCTGGCGTTGGTTAACGTCAGTATGTGGGATTGCTTGAATTGATCTTGCGCCATGGGGCTTTTCTCCTGTGGCGCAGCAGGTATAGGTTGTTCAGGCCTATGACGGGAGTGTAACAGAATTCTGGGTAACGCGATAACCAGCCCTTTCCAGCATCTGAGTAAATAACGTAGGTGTACCAATAATTTCATCATCCTGAAGAGGCATGAAAGACACCATGCTACCGCGACGGTACATCAGTGCGCGCTCACACTCAGGAAATGATTGCAGTCTGGCAACGATGACTCCATCGTGACATCTGATGACTGCGTAGCCTTTTTTGGGCAATTCTGCTTTCTCTTCCACTTAAACTCCCCCATGCAAACGGGACAAAGTAATACCCAAAAAATTAATAAAACCAGTCGTCAGCGCTTTCCCAAGTTTCCTGGAGGATTTCCTCCACCTTCGTTTTATCCCCCTTATCACCACCGAAGACCGTCAGGCTATCTCCGCCAGTTCTGCGGATAACCAGAGAACAATTTTCATATTGATTTTGAAGTCGCTTGAGCAACTCTTTCTCAAGTGCAGGTAAGGCGCCACGAGGCAGGTCTTTTGATTTGTTGATGGTAAGTTCTATCTTCATAATTCCCTCTACATCAATGCACTGTACATCCATACAGTATACCTATTGAACCTTATATTCAAGTGGTTAATAGCACTTTTCGCCAAAGCCATGCCGTTGTATACGCTAAGTTTTTCCGAGTATTCGGAATTTACTAAATCAGATTGGCAAAATCTGTATAGACAAAAAAACCCGCCGGAGCGGGTCGGATTCACAGAGTTGTAAAGTAGAGATATCTTGTTCTCTGGCAAGAATGTTCATACTGACTAAACAATCAGGGTTTGGGATTTTTCTTTCGCCAACGCTTCCAAAAACCGTATTCTTGCCTGATATTGCTCTCGCACGTTAGACTGCCGAACTTCGTTGTAGGTGGGTTTGCAATGATGCTTTCCAAAGACTCACCGCCGTCAAGACGAGCATAAATATTGTAATCGGCAGCTTCTGGATTCTTTGGCTCTGCATTTCCGACGCTCATCACCCACCCTGTCACCCAAGTAATTTTGCAAAAGAGTACTCTCTGTTATTGCCGAAAGCGCCCCTGTTTATACCAGTATTATTAAATTCACTAAGTTGCAAACTCTTCCAGTTTGTACAGCTCTGGTAGGTTAGCCATCACCTGTGCCGCAGCGAACGGCGGCGACACAGCGTTACCTTTACTGCACTGGCAAAAAAATCCTTCCGAAGAGGCCTGTAGCGTCAATATGGGCATTCCCATATCGCGTGCATGGTAGGTTATACAACCCGCTTCATCTGCAGCATAGGTCAGGATTATTTATTATCGCTTAGAATAGCGAGCGATACAGGTACTCAAAGACATCTACGATTGCCTCGCTGACTATAATAATGTAACCGAACGCGAAGTACGATGTGAACACAGCCAGGATAAGATACGCGATAGTCATTGCTATTCTGTATTTTTTCTCACCACGTTTTACCCTTTCCCATTCAGCTTTCAAAATACTGGAGCTATAGCTGAAATACAGCTTCACTACATCAGTGCAATCTACAGTCGGATCAGCGCCAACTATGTGTTCACTAATAATTGTAAGGAGTTTTTTTTCTTCTTTAGTGGGAGAATCGCTTGATAAGCGAAGCCTAATTTTTGCCGACAAAAAGTTGATTTTATTTCGCACGCTGATTATTTCATCAGAACTGCAGTTTCGCAAACGCAAGAAATACTCCATCAACTCCGCAAGTTCATCCCTTAAACCATCTATCCAATCTTGTCGAAATTCAGATGTTTTGTTTTCTTTTGTTATCACCAACCCTACCCCAGCGGCGGCGGCTGCAATTATTGCAGCAATAACTGAAGCTATCCCCGCATCCATTAATTACTCCTTTTGGTCTTAGTAAGCCATAATACTGCGTAACCCATAGTGACGCATGCTTCCCATATAGATCTCGCGCAGATCACGCGCTACCTGTTCAGAGATGATCTGCATGTTTAGGCGCTCTTTGTATGCTACGCCGGAAGCAGCCAGGTCAACGTTAACCTTGCCCTGTTCTTCTTTCGATTTTGCTGCGATGCTATGGCCTGACATGATGAATCCCCCTCGATACCCTGAGAGGGATTATACAAAGAAAAACCTCTAAGCAATTTGATTAATTCGTATCCTCCAGAGTGGTACGGTAGTAAATTAAACCCTGGGGACCATAAGGAATAGAAATGTGAAATTCCGCTGGCTCAGAAGCGATCCATTCACCGGCCATTTCTATTGGATATTTAATAATAAGTTGTCGACTGAGATGAATACCTCTCTCAACAACAAGCTTACCATCTTCATTTATGAAAGCACGGATAACAGGGGTGCTTCCGTTTGCAGGTGTACAATTCTCAAACATTGGGTGGCTCCTCTTTTAGACGAACCAAGCATAACACATTGAAATAATTAATTTTTGACGTAGATTCATTTTGGTCTATGAAGTGATTTTTAAGAAATTTAAGTTATAAAAGCCTATTTCCACTGGTTAAATCTTTATTAAATTATTGGGATTCAACGCACCTCCAATGTTGTTTCTCATCATGGGTTAGTCCGTCCAGTATGTGAGTTCTTCTGCCAGGCGGTCATCGGCCTCGGCTTGATTAGGGATATCAACATCGGTTTCTATGCTGGCTCCAGCAAAATCACGAGCGCAGGCTTTGCGGTGTTTACGATTACCCATGCCCCATTCTGGATTTCTAAGCTCCTTGTTCCATGCCCGCAGCATGAGTTTCCTTGGTGACTTTGCCATCTCACTCCCCCTTCACACCAATAAAAGCGATATATCGCGACGGTGACGGTAATCCTCCCGAAAAAGCAGTGTGTTCATAAGTAGAATTTTCTCGTAATCTCAACTGAGGAGATCTCTATGAAAAAATCACGTTTCACCGACAGCCAAATCATGACCATTCTGAAACAGGCTGAAGCCGGAACACCGGTCCCTGAGCTGTGCCGGGAACATGGCTTCAGCAGCGCCAGCTTCTATAAATGGCGGTCAAAGTTTGGCGGGATGGATGCCTCTCTGATGGCGCGTCTCAAAGAACTGGAAGATGAAAATCGGCGTCTTAAGAAAATGTATGCCGAAGAGCGACTTAAAGCTGAAGTTATTCAGGAAGCTATGTCAAAAAAGTGGTGAGGCCATCTCAACGCCGACAGATGGCCAGACACGCCGTCAGCACGCAGCAAATCAGTATCCGCCTGGCCTGCCAGATTTTTTCTGTCAGTGAAACGTGCTATCGATATCTGCCACGTCTTTCTGTAGAAAATCAGCGTATTGCTGGCTGGCTACTGCGCATTACAGGCAGCCAGCGGAACTGGGGTTTTGGTTTGTGCTTTTTGTACCTGCGTAATGTGAAAGGTTTTCGCTGGAACCATAAACGCGTTTATCGAATTTACTGCGAATTATCACTGAATATGCGGATCAAACCTAAAAAGAGGCTGAAGCGTGATAAGCCAGAGCCGCTTGCGGTGCCGGAATACAGCAACGAATGCTGGTCAATGGACTTCATGCATGATCAGCTTTCAGATGGCCGTTCAGTTCGGCTTTTGAACATTATTGATGACTTCAACCGGGAAGCCCTGGCAATAGAAGTGGACTTCTCGCTGCCGTCCAGTCGGGTAAAACGCACACTTGAGCAGATCATTGAATGGCGAGGTAAACCCGCCGCAATCAGATGTGACAACGGCCCGGAATACACGAGCCACGAATTAATAAACTGGGCGGAGGATAACGGAATAAAACTCAACTTTATTCAGCCGGGAAATCCGCAACAAAACGCTTATATTGAGCGCTATAACCGGACAGTGCGTTATGACTGGCTGGGGCAGTATTTATTTTGTTCGCTGGATGAATTACAACGCTACGCGACAGAATGGCAGTGGTTTTATAATCACGAAAGGCCGAATATGGCACTGGGTGGTTATACGCCAAGACAACATGAGCTGCGCACAGCCTAAGTTCTACTATTGACCTCTGCTAAAAATGGGGGGATTACCTGACCAATCGCAATATGTGTCAGACTCCGTGTGTCCAAAAATTGCTTTACAACGATGGATATGGTGGCAATTACCACATGTCACGCCTATTGGTAATTGCATCTTGTCGGGATCGGCTGGGTCGAAATTCAACGCCCGTTTTTCAGTTGTCATGCTGGCATCCTCCCCACGATTTCAATAACCCGGCGCATAACTGCACTTCCCCGAAAATCTGCTGGTAACTCAATCACAGGTTTACTCGATCCGTATGAGAATCGCTGGAGATCGAAATCAATCACAGCCTTCTGGTCCCTGAACAAACCAAGACGACCGTAACGAATGAGTTCGCCGCGTTCGGCTGCTAAGCGGAAATACTTCTCAGCAGTCTGACGATGCAGCGACAACATCTGTGATGCCTCACTAACGGTTAAGCGTCCACGGATTTTCACCTCTTCGATGATCACCCGGATAAGTGCCGCCTGCTCTTCTGGTGTGTTTGGTCTTGGCATGCTGATCATCTCCGGGCCATACGCAGGCATTCATTACGTTGCTGCGCTATACGTGACACTTCAGCTGAACTACGGGCAATGTCTAACATGTCGGTATATACCTTTGCCGCGCGCCGCCAGAGTCCTCGGGACTTCAGGTCTTTCGCCATTTTCTCTGCTAATTGCGTTTCAACCGGATCACTTTTCTCTTCCATGAAGGGCAGTTTTACGTCAGGTAATTCGGCATCCGGTGCGATGTTATAAACATACTGAGTTCCGTTGTGAGTACGCAGGACTGTGCCGCTGACAGTCAACGCGCGCAGAAACTTACCTGCGGTACCGGATGGAATATCCAGCGCTTCACACACATCACGTAATACGCAGTTCGGGGTATGGCGCACCACTATCGCTACCCGGTCTTTCTGAGAGATTTCTATGGTCATTGGTCAATACTCGTTTTAGTTACTTCACGACCCGTAAATAGGTCACATTTTTGCGATAACTTCCCCAGGCGAAATTTACCCAGATACCGTCATCCATGGTTAAGCGGTCCATGACCCGCTCACCCAGAACTTTCGATAACTCGTCATAATTCAGGTTTGTTAGCACCCCCACTGGTTTCATTGACGCCATACGGCGATCGATAATCTGATTAAGTAATACCCACTCATTGCGCGTATCACGTTGAACACCAACCTCATCAAGAACAAGCAAATCAACCTTGCACAAATCGTCCAGCAAATCGGACTCAGACTGGCCCTCGTCATAGCACTTGCGGGCGCGAAGCATCAAATCAGGTACTGTCACAACCAGAACGGAATAATCGTGCTGAAGCAAGTAGTTCCCGATTGCCGCGGCAAGATGATTTTTCCCTGTTCCGCAACTGCCGCTGAATATGAAACTGGTAAAGCCATTCCCAAAGTTATGGGCGTAGCTCTTTGCCATCGTCAGCGCGTGTTTCTGCCCGTCGTTGCTCACCTGGTAATTTGCAAATGAACACCCCCTGTGCAACTCGCAGATCCCTGAGCGCCCAAAAATCCTTTCTGAACGGTTACGCTGATTTTGTTTTTCCAGCTCAGCTGCGCGCTTTCGCCCTTCTTCCTGCTGCCAGGCCATTAATTCCTGACTGCTGGTAAATTTCGGCTGAACACCTGCAGGCATGAGATTACGTAGACGGCCAAGCAAGTCATGCGTCGATTTCATCGTTACCCCCTGAATCCCGGCGGGATCTGAGTGTCAGGTTGTGAAACGCCAAAGCCAGCCTGTCGACGTGTACCTGCCGATGGTGAGGAAGATTTGGCGCGTGATGTTTTCAGGCTGGAAGCAAAAGTCTGTTCCCACTGGATGTGGTGTTTAACTTTCCCTTCACATTTCCAGTAGTCCCGGAACTGCTGTAATTCGACGGAGGTATACCCTGGTAGATCCCCAAGGTTTATTCCCCACTGCGCAGCCTGGCGTACAAAGTCATCACCAGGTGTCCAGTCATCTGTGATCGGAAATTTGCCTATGGGCGGTAAAAAGTCACCTGGCGCGTGTAACTCTCTCTCTTGGTTTTCTTTTAGATCTGTATCTGTATCTGGATCTTTATTAGTTGGGTTTCCGTTGGTATTCTGTTTTAACGGCTGCTCAACACCCGTTGAACACCCGTTGTTATTTTGTTGGTTATTCGCTCCTTTTTTAGCTTTTCTCGCCTGAGCGGATGCCTTTCCAGCTGCTGACTTTTGGCTGATTGAGTTTTTAACCGCCTCCAGATCACGCTCTATACGCTCCTGTACCCATTCGGTTCCGTTATCGTTAAAAAACTCTTTCAACGAAGGTTCAACGGCATCCCAACGGTCGTTACTCAGCCGTGCAATTTTCGATAGACGGTTTTTGGGGATCGGGCGACCTGTTTGCCAATAATTGAACATCAGTAGCAGGTATGCGCCATGCTCTTCTGTAGACAGATGCATGGTGTCCGCCAGGTAATCAGCAATGTAAAGTTGCATGTAAGGCAGAGCTGCCATGGTTACTCCCTTGTCCGGTTTCCCGGCGCGTAATGGTTATTGCTCAAAACTCGATTAAAACAATTGCGGCGCTACAGCGCTTAAACTCGCCAGTAGTGGTCCCGCCGCGTCAGCAGGTAACATGTTGAACAATGCGATTGCTGCTTCACGAATTTCCTTCTCCAGTTTCTGTAACGGAGCGCCGATTAATTTCGCATGGTGTGCCTCACTGCACTCTTTGATAGCGTTCGCCACCAGCTCCGCTTCTGTGCTCGCATTACTTAGCCCGTGCTTCCTGGCAATCTGAACTGGCATAGCAGCAATGATTGAGCCTGACAGCTGCATAACGTAAGCCGTATACTTTTCTGACCCCCCTTCGTTTTTCAGATATCGGAATAAATTCTGCTTATTAACAGCAATTCCGCGGCCATCTGCCTTGGCCCACTCTTCAGCCACCAGCTGAGCGATCCGTTCCTGTGCCTGTCCTGGTAATGTCGATTCCCATTCACGAACGGCTGCCAATATGACGCGGTGCTGAATGCTGTCACGGCGCTGGGGTTTAAAATGATTTTGCGATTTCACCGGAGCGGCTAACCGTGTTTTATTATGGGTATAAGCTACTGATTGCATCTTTCAGACCTCACTTTGTGGCGGAAATACACTATCAAGAGAGCAGGTGCGCCCTAACTCGTTAAGCTTCTCCACAATTAATCTGCATTCCGGTAGTCCAGGCTGGCGTGTCCCGTTCTCATAATTTGAGAGTCTTGACTGACGCCACCCGAATAATTTGGCTAATTGCTCTTGAGTTAAACCGAGCGCTTGCCGTTCTTTGGCGATGTTGTTCATCTTGTCCTCACATATAGTGTTTAGCTGAATTAAACACACAATGTGTTAGATAGTCAAGACGAAACGTTCTTTGAGCGATAACACGTAACGTGGTAAAAATCAGTAATGAATATAAACACTGCAATTGCCGCCAGACTGAAGCAGTTACGCGAACAGAAAAATATGTCGCAATCTAAACTCGCAGAGTTATGTGGGTGGGCTCAGTCGCGCATCGGGAACTATGAAGCAGGTCGCCGCAATGTTGGCGTTGACGACGCTATAACAATATCGAAAGCTCTCGGTATTAGTCCGGCAGAGCTAATGTTTGGTGATGATCACGCCGAATCATGGTTAACGCCTAAACACCGTAAGTTAATCACCCTTTTTGACCAGTTACCGGAGTCTGAACAAGACAAAATGATCGATACCTTTCAATTGCGACTGAAAGAAATTGATGAATATGTCGAGAAGTACCTTCGAGGACGATTCAAGCCAACTGACGACTAAGCAACAATTTTAAGCTACCTAACCAGCCTATTTGGCTGGTTTTTTTATGCCTATCCCCTTCCCTTTTCCCATATTGTTTTCATCCATACAGCTTTAAACACATGTCGTGTTGACTTTTAAACACATTTAGAGTTTAAATATAAACACAATTTGCAAAACGTCATCAAGGCAGGATGCCCACGAAGTAGCTGCCGGCGGCATACGAATCACCGGATGAGATGGCAGGCATTAACACGCAGCAGGTTCAACGTTCCGCCAGCCTGGCGACAAGGGCAACACAAGAGGATAAATCCATGATCGATTTCGCACGTAAACCAGTGCGGTGTCAGGCCGTACATCTAAATCGCATTGAAGTCATCATTCGACTGATTTGCTACACGCTTGCCCAGAAGGGCGACCCGTCTGCCGACCAACAGACCGTAGTTCGTTAATAACGAGTTTGACCAATGGCTGTTGCCAGCCTCATGTCCGGTGCACAGGGCATTGTGATGGTAATACCACCATCGTAACCAAACAGGAGACGAAGACCTGTTCTGGTTAAATTGGAAAAGTGTTCTTTGCCCGTCCCGTGGCGGGCTTTTTTCCGGAGGTTTTTATGTCAGCTAACGATCTGGCATTGCGCTTCAGCAGCGCACCAGCAGAGGCATTAATCGGCGTTTTGCCTGTTCTGGAAGTAAAAGAAGCATTACGTGAAGAAGTTGAAAGTGATGTGATGGATGAAATCTGGACTGAGCACAACTTTGAAATGGAAGCGATGGGCGAACAAGTTGATGAAACAGCCAGTCTCGCTCGTAAATTTGAATGTGCGGCTGAAGCTCTTGGAACGGCGATCAAACTTGCTCTGACTCTCCCACACAATGAGGCAATGCAGGTTCTGAATGATGCCTTGAACGATAACCCTGGATACGGTCGCGAACCGGCAAAGGATGCATGATGGAGTTTGGAATGAAACGTGTGGTGGCTTCAGTTCAGGTGGTTGCCATCCTCAACAGGATTTACAACGGCAGTCCGGTTTCCGTCGCATCTATCAGTAAAGAATCCAAGCTGTCTGTGTCTTACATCGAGCAGATTTTCTCGAAGCTGCGCAGCAGTGAAATCGTCACCAGCCAGCGTGGCGCTGGTGGCGGGTACCACCTTAGCAAAGCAAACCCCAGCGTGGCTGACGTCGTTCGCGCCGTTACTCACACACCTGATTCATTTGAGCCCGTGCTGAATGCTCTGGAGTGGGTCCCCGTCGCACAGCTGGCGCAGGGAAAATCACCTACCCCATAAAGCACAAAACCCGCGCAAGGCGGGTTAAGTACCCGGTCAGCCGACCAAAGCTTTCCGGAACGAGTTTTGACCAATAACCACGACCTTAGGCGGCGATCATCAGCTGCCGGGTATCTTACAATCCAATGGAGCCCGAACGCAATGTTAACGTATGCGTATCTTATTAAAGCCAAAGCGAAAGCTACTGAGGCAAAAAACCTGTTTTGCTGGTTCTCTGCAAAATCAGATTCCCGCGCAGAGCGCGAAATCCTCAATATTCTAGAAGACAACGGTATTGCCGTCGGACGTGGCGCGGACTATCAATTACCTGTCCGCACCAACTGGTTTGTTGTTGACGATCTTCCTGAGGAAAGCACACTTGATGACACATGGTGCGATCGTTACGAACTGGCAGAAGACCAGCAAACGTGGCTACTGAAACAGAAGCCGGATAATGAAAATCTGGAGGCTTCCAGCCAGCAAAAACCTGAAACCTCCAGTGCCAATGTACCCACCAGCGATGCGCCAGCATTGCTCCGCCCCATATCTCGCCTGCGCCTGTCTCAGCGGCTGATTGCGCACCTGTTAAATGACGGTGAAGAGAAGGAAATCAGTGAAGCGCGGCACGTCCAGATCGGACAAATGGAACTGGACGAAAATGATCTCTATATACAAAACCTGTTACTGGCCGTTGCAAATGTGCCAGCGGCGAAAGAGCTTTCTGCCCATGTCGAGTGGAACCTGGCAAACGCCATAAAAGAAGTCTTCGACCGTGAGCAGGTTTATACCGTCGCTTCATTTGAGGAATTTATTACCGAATGGATTACGGAACCGAAAATGCGGACTCAAACCGTGCAGGAGTGGATTAACGATAAGAAAGCACGAATTGTGGGTGATGAGCCCACCGTTCCACCTGTAACGCCAGAACTCATTACCGTTGCGACCCTCCCGCTACGCCAGCGCCTTTTAGCTCAGTTTATTTCTGATGAATATGCTTACCATATTGATACTGAACAGAAGAAAACCATTCAGGAACTTGAGCTGGATGTGGATAACAGCTACGTGCAAAATCTGCTGCTTGCTGCCGAGAATGTAGAACCATTCAGGAAAGCGCCAGAGATCGATATCTGGAAAATTGTCAGCGCGCTAAAAACTATTTTCCCGGTTGATGGTAAACGAGTGGATCTGTCTACCGTAATTCAGTTCTTTAAGGCCTGGTTCAACACTGAACACATTGATCGCGGGTTGCTGGTTAAAGAGTGGTGTAAGGGCAATCGTGTGTCTCAGATTCAGCGCTCTGATACTGGAACCAACGCTGGTGGGGGTAATAAGACCGATCGCAACCCGGAACTTGTCCACTCGCTGGACACTCTGGACATTGATATTGCACTGGCCACACTTCCAATGGATTTCAACATCTACGATATCCCGGGTGGCGTTTTCCGTCGCGCAAAAGAGATCATTGCTAAAAACGAAAGCCCGTTCAAAGAGTGGTCCGTCGCCCTGCGCAAACGCGCTGGCATCCTGGATTATTCCCGTGCCGCTATTTTCGCACTTATTCGCAGTGCAGAAGAAAACGCTCACCATTTTCCGGAACTGCTGAGCCGTTACATCAATAAGAACCTGACTGAAACCGACCACCAGCACCCAACCGAAGAAACCCTGGCGGCAGCCGGTCACGTGCCAGAAAAAAGTTGGGAAAACGAGATTAACGAGAAAGTCACAGCTGAACAGAAGGCAGGAGTCGAACAACCAGAAATCGCCAACATGGGCAACGGCGTGTTCTCCATTGATGGCCTGATGGGGAACCAGCAAGCGCCAGCGCTTTCTGTCGTAGACCAGGTACGCCAACGCGCCGTCGAGGATAAATTACATCATGCCAATACAGAGGAAGCCACCAGCGATGTGCAGATGGAAGAAACTGACAACAACGAAATCAAAGCTAATCCTGAAATGTCTCAGAGCGAAACAGTAGTTTTGCCAGTTAAAAGCGCTGATGCAAGTGGTGACGCGCCAGCTTCCCTGAATAATGAACCCGTTCACCATATTAATACGGCCCCCCTGAACGCTTTTTATACTCACCTCATGGTTGATATGGAAACTATGGGCAACAGTCCTGATGCCCCAATAGTCTCTATCGGCGCTGTATTTTTCGATCCTTCAACTGGTAACACTGGTGCCGAGTTTTATCGGGTTGTCAGCCTTGAATCATCGATGTCGTTTGGGATGAAACCGGATGCGTCGACGATTCAGTGGTGGTTGAAACAATCGTCTGAAGCCCGCTCTGCCATTCTTGTCGATGAAGCCATGGGGCTGCTTGAGACTCTCGAACTTCTGGCTGATTTTATTGCTGAAAATGCTGCTAACGGTACTCACACCGTTCAGTTATGGGGTAATGGGTGTTCGTTTGATAACGTCATTCTTCGCCGCGCATACGCGTTAACGGATACTCCCTTCGCTGTTCCGTTCTGGAATGACAGGGACGTAAGGACCATGGTTGAACTAGGCAAATCTGTCGGTATCAACCCACGCTACGACATCCCGTTTGAAGGTGACATGCACAATGCACTTTCTGATGCCCGGCATCAGATCAAATACGTATCAGCAATCTGGCAACGCCTGACCGCAAACTGATTTTCTAATTTCACAATTTACGGATCCTGCCTGGTATGTTTCTACAGGCAGGCCATCAGAGAGATGAGCTATGCACGAACTTACACTGTCTCCTCAGGAAATTGCAGAAATTACTGGCTATCAGCGCTACACCCACCAGCAGCGACAGCTGCGGTGTCACGGCATACCGTTCACCACTGATGGGCGGAACCGCCCAATTGTATTGCGCAGAAGTATTGATCCCGGAGTTTCTGAATTACCTAAGGTCGATGAATATGTTGCACTTGAGCCAAATTACGACGCAATCAATGGGCAGACCAAGAAAAGATCCTAAAGACAAGCACCTCCCGCCACGCGTAACTAAAAACCGTTATAGCTATGTGTGGAAGCCCAAAGGAACAAAACAAAGCGTAACTCTTGCACCTATTACCGGGACGAGTATGTCCCGGCTATGGGCGCGTTATGAGGAAGAAAAAGCCAAGCGTTCAGACGTAATGACATTTTCTAAATTATGGAAGTTATTCACCAGCAGCCCAGCTTTTGCTGAACTGGCTCCGCGGACACAGACTGATTACAGGTCGTATGAAAAAAACCTGGTCCCAGTGTTCGGGAATATGCGAGCAGATGACATAAAAATTGAGATGGTCAGGATCTATATGGATAAACGGGGCCAACGCAGTATTAACCAGGCAAACCAGGAACTCGGCGGGATGTCGCGTGTTTTCTCATGGGGATATGAACGAGGGTACGTGAAAGGAAATCCATGCAAAGGAGTGCGCAAGTTCTCTTTAAAAGCCCGTGACGTGTACGTGACAGACGAAGAATATCAGGCAATTTATGAAGAGGCGGCACCAGCTCTCCGGGTTGGCATGGAGATATCTTACCTATGTGCGGCTCGCGTTTCGGATGTTCTTTCTCTCAAATGGTCGCAAGTCAGCGAGGAAGGCATTTTTATCCAGCAGGGAAAGACAGGCACTAAACAAATAAAAGTCTGGACTGAACGGCTTCATAACGCCATCGAACTTGCAAAAACTCTGGGTGGGCGGGAAACGGTTATCTGTAGCAGCAAAAAAACTAAATACTCGAAAAGTGGGTTTAACGATCTGTGGGAAACTGCAAGGGAAGCAGCAGGAAAAAAACTAGATAGAAAACTGCCGTGTACATTTCATGATCTCAAAGCCAAGGGAATATCTGATTACGAAGGCTCGAGTAAGGACAAACAACTATTCTCAGGTCACAAAACTGAAAGCCAAGTTGTGGTTTATGACAGAAAAGTGAAAATTTCTCCCACACTGGATCTTCCAGTCTTGGGCAAATCAGAAGATGATGATGGCGAGTTTTATACCAAGTGA